CTCGCATTTTAACAACCTTGCAATCTTTATCGCCTTTCTTTTTTCTTCCCACCCCCCCAAAAAAGTTTAGTTTTTTAGGGTCTGCAATAAACGCAGAATCCTCAGAAATAGCGTTGATACAATATCTCCTAAAAGGGATTTCACTGATTGCAGCTGCTATTTTAGCGCGCTTGTATGTTTTTAAATCCATATGTAGCTCAAGCGTGCAATAATCTTTACTCACGTTTTAATCCCTCCTTTTTTTGTTATTCATCGCAACATATTTATAACTAATGCACAATTTTAATTTAATTGGTTTTAGTTTACACAAATGCCCTCAAAGCTATATTTATCAACCACCTCACCGTTTTTTTGTATAGTTATATTTTACTATAAAAAAAGTTTTTTGTCAACACTTTTTGTGATAAAATAAGTGAATTTTGTAGAGAATTTTAAGCTTATTTTTCTAATGTTTTTGTATATTATACTAATGGTTGTGTGTTGGTGTTATTGGCAGCTATTGTTATTAATTATTATTTATTGTTATTGTTTGTATTATTAGTTGTTGTTAGTTATTGTTAGCTGTTGGTATTGTGTTTGTGGTTTTGAAATGAAGAGCAATGAAGAAAGACACCCCCCCATACACCCCCCTGGGAGCTGAGGGGGATTGCCCCATATCCCGGCTAACCCAGATGACCCCCAAAACCTTGAGTTAGGTATTTCTACAACTTAATTGAAAAACCAAAGCCTGATTGTATAATTAAATCAGCGTGGCTTAGATGACGTGGTTCGTTTCCCCTTTTAAATTTATTTTTAAGAGAGGAGGCGATTAAATGTTGAATTATATAAAATTAATACTTGAGATAATTTTAAAATTTTTTCAGATAAAAGATTATATAAAAAGACAACCACGGCATAAACGTGGTCGTCGTTATAAATAATCATAATTAACGAACCCATTTCTAGGTCACGCTGCTATTATATCAGGCAAAAACAAAAATAGCAACATCCGGCAACACTAAAATGCTCAGTAATGATAGATTTGTTACTTAAAAACTTGGATGTTATATTAAAAATTATCCAGATTTTAGAAATAATAAATCGTCTCCCACGATGGAAGCGTGGGAAACGTTACAAATAAACTTTTTAAAACGTTGAACTCACGAACGAGTCACGCTATCACTATATTATAAAATCAAATAAAAAGCAACCATGCCTAATCTTAGATATTTTATTAATACCTTACAACGAATTACAAAATCAACTCAAACCATAAAACGCTCATACGAGGCTATAAACGCATCAAATTTGCGAATTTAAACCACAAAGGTAAAATTACTTATTAGATTGCATTAGCCCTAAAAACGTCCGAAAACGGGCTTAAAATTTGTGCCTCAAAAATAGTCATATTTTCATACATATATTTGATTTTTTATTTTGTTTTTTGATATAGTAATAGCGTAGTCCGAGCACTGGTTCATTATCTGATTAAAACTTTATAATTACGATAACGACCTCGTTGGTGGCGGGTCGTTTACTTGTATATTCACGAATTCGGAATATTCTAAGAATGTAACATCCACATCACCTCGTTCCCTAGCTAAAAAGCTAGATTAAGAAGCAATGAGCCCGCACTCTCTAACTACGCTTTATTTATTATACAAACCCATAAAAAAAAAGAAAAACCACGAAAAATGATTGGCTTAGTCGAATTTTAAGATATAATATATGGTGTAAGGCTTTAAAACCTTACGGAACATAAATTCTTCAAGAATTTTTTATTATCTTTCTAGGGTTTTCAAATTACCATACTTAGTATGGTAATTTTTTAGTTGATTTTCATGGGATTACGTAGTATAATTAAAATGGTCCATTAAGGGCCATGGTACGTAAAATAACGTCTCTTTTTTTAATTTCAGTTATGGAATTAGCCGACAGGATTTCCTGCCGGCTGTTTTTTTGTTTTACTTTATTTATATTTTCTTTTTTTTTATTGGTTTTATATTGACATTTGTATTTTTATCTTTGGGTTTACTTCTAAATATTTTCCTACCAATTATTTTTGATTTCTTTGGCGATTTATTTTTTAATTCATGAATCTCACCAACAGCTTGGAAAAAATGGATTTCACCTTTTTTATATGCTTTTTTGATTCTTTCTTTTTTTTCTTCTTCATCTTCGTTATCAGAAATATAACTATCCGCAGTTGATAATCTTTCTTTGTTGTCTTTAATTGATTCTAATTTTTCATTTTCTAAATCTATATTTTTATTAAAATCATAATCCAATAAATTTTTAGTTTGGGGTTTCCCACCTAATGCCTCTCTTTTTAATTTTCTGTTTCTATTTTTAGGGCCTAAGTCATAGTGTGCAAAAGGTGCGTCTGATTCATTTTTCCCCTTAAATTCTTTGCCTTTTGACCCAAAAATTTTGTCTAATACATTCGGGTCAACAGATATATCTGAAAATGCTTTTCTAATATATCCTCTACTAAGCCCACCGCCGTCCTTAAATCTATATGGTTCCGCTATCATCAAGATTGCACATAATCCTGCCAGAGCATTGTTTACTTTTATTATTTTTACTTTTTTTTCGTTAAATTGATTTATATTTTTTATATTATTATCGCTTAAAATGCTTAGATATTTGTATATTTCTTCAATATTTTCTTTTTTATTTTCGCCTTGTTTTTTAATCTTTTCTACTAAGTTTTTATATTTACCTGCACCTGCTATGAATACTTCGTCTTCCGACTTTTTTAGAGCTGTCATAGTACCAAATGGTGTTTTTAAGTTAAATTTCCCTCTATGTGTTGATTTGAGTTTTCTCTTATATTTAGGCAATTTATCAATAAATTTGCATAATTGGCCTGACATATATTTGCTATTTAACGTTTTTTCATTTTCAATTTTTTGTTTAATCTTGGTCAAAGCGTCTCCGCCAAATCGTTTATATATATCTGTTCCACGTTTTTTGTTTCTTATCATTACCATTAATATCACCTCTTTGATTCTAATTTTGAAAATATGGTATACAAATCCAATTTTTTGTATAAAATATAAATGTGAGTGTGCTAGTGTACTTGAAATTTATTGTTAAGGGGTTTAGTTTATGGTTAAAATTGTTAGATTTTTTGGGCCGTTATTTTTTTCGATATTTTTTTTTATTTTTAATATGAATGCATTGGCTGATTATTTAATTATCTCAGTAAACCGTGTAAGTGATATTTCGAGGACTCTGACTATTATTAAAAACAGTAGTAATAATACTCGTGGTCATGGTATATTTGTTTATAGTAAATATGGTGCATCAAAAGAAGAACTTGAATTTTTTGATAAAATAGATTCAAAAGTTATACAAAGTAGCGACCCTCTTTATAAAGAAATTTTACGGTTATCTAATAAAAGAATTTCGGCTAAGTCTAAAATGGAAAAAATTTATGATGATTTTACAGAGGGGAAAAGTGATGGAGAAGAATATTCAGAATATGATGATAAAGCAGAATATTGTTCTAGTCGCATTATGAAGATTCTCCATAATTTAGTAAAGTAAAACGAAAGTTTTATAATTTTCCACATAGTTTGAGAATCCAACCGATTCCCAAACTATACTTATTATACAACAATCTGTTAAAAATGTAAACAACTTATTATTTATTAGTTAAGAAAATAGTCGAATCTTATGTGGAATTGTAATAAATTGACTTGGGCATCTTGGCCAATTTTTTTTTACAGTTTTCTGGTAGTAAATTTTGGTTCCCCCCTCATACCCCCCTCCTTAATCCAAGATAGAGTTATAAAAGACTAGACTATACTATACTAGACTAGACTATACTATACTAGTGCGCAGTAAAAACCGCATATAATGATTGTCAATTTTTTTTTATAATATTTTTTTAATTTGTTGGCTTTTGTTGGAATTGCACAATTGACATTTTAATTTGGAGTTTTATAATATTAGTAGCTAATTTTATGAGGTGAGTTTTATGGCAAAAAGAAGGATGATATCCAAAGATATTTTTATGACGCAAGAATTTATGTCTATGTCGTTAAGTGCGCAAGCGTTATATTCGTGGCTTGTTTTATTTGCAGATGACGATGGGTTTGTAGGTGTTCCGGAAAGAATTGCAATTATGATAGGCGCTGAAAAAACTGCGCTTATTGAGATTATTAATTCCGGGTTTATCGTAAAATTTGAAACAGGTGTTATTGTTATAGACAGGTGGGAAGAATTTAATAAAGTTCGCAAACATGTATATAAGCCTACAAATTTTTTGAATGAGAAACATGAGTATTATAAATCCAAATTATCAAAAAATAATAGACCGTTTAATAAAGTTATAAATTTGGTTGCTGAGAATTAATAATTACCATGTTTGAAAATTTTTTTATTTCAAAGAAAATATATGACTCTGATAAATTTTTAAATCTTACTTGTACGGCTCAATTGTTATATACACATTTAGCAATTAGAGCAGACAATAGTGGTTTCGTAAACAGTATTAAAAGATTATTGTTAATAACAAGATGCCAGAAAGTGGATTTGGAAATTTTAATTGATGCAGGTTATATAATGCCGTTCAAAGATGGTGTGCGTATTTTAATTAATTAATGAGTTGAGGTGAACCATCTGGAAAATTTAATGCCATATAGCCAAGAAGCTGAGCAATCGGTTTTAGGTGCTATATTACTTGACAGTTCATATTTAAATTTAGTATTAGAAATTTTGCCTAATACTGAGGCATTTTATGAACCTAATAATAAATTAATATATGAAACTATGCTTGAAATGTTTTCATCCGGCAAAAGAATTGATTATATAACAGTTCTGGATAATATTGCTATTGATAGTGGCCCAAAGGAAGAAATGAAGAACTACATGTTAGATATTGTTCAGATAGTGCCGTCTATGTCTAACGTTGAGAGTTATGCGAAGATAATTCGTGATAAATATGGGCTTCGAAGTTTAATTTCTTTAGCTCGGGACATTATTCAAGAATCCACAGTAAATGGTGATAGTGAAAAACTTCTTGAATTTACTGAAGAAAGGTTAAATGACATTAGAATGGGGAAAAGTAGTGAAGCTATTGTAAGTTTGAAAGACGTTTTAGTTGAAGAATTTGAAAAGCTAGAAAAATTAAATTCCGAAAATTGTGATGGAATTTTAGGATTACCGACAGGGTATAATGATTTGGATTTTGCGATAACAGGTTTAAACAAGAGCGATTTAATTTTATTAGCAGCTCGCCCTGGGATGGGCAAAACAAGTTTTGCATTAAACATAGCGAAATATGTTTCTGAGAAATCCAAAACTGTGATATTTAACTTAGAGATGAGTAAAGAGCAGTTAGCAGCGAGGCTTTTAAGTATGGAGGGCAAAATTGCTGGTAATAAGATTCGGCGTGGTAAATTAAACGATGATGAATGGAGCAGGCTTAAAAAGGCTTCTGATGGTTATTCGAAATCAAATTTATACATTGACGATACAGCATGCATAACGGTAAATGAGATGAAAGCGAGGGTAAGGCGGCTTGGTGACGTATCTTTGGTAATAATTGATTATCTTCAATTGATATCGAGTAGTAGGAGAGTTAGCAACAGGGTACAAGAAATATCGGAAATAACTCGGGAGTTAAAGATAATGGCAAAGGAGTTAAATATTCCGATAATATGTTTATCGCAGTTGTCGAGGGCAAGTGAGCAACGGCTTGACCATAGGCCGATGCTTTCTGATTTAAGAGATTCCGGGTCGATAGAACAAGATGCTGATATAGTTATGATGTTATATCGAGAAAGGTATTATAAGCCTTTAGACGACAGGATAGACCCAAATGAATGTGAATGTATAATAGCGAAGAATCGCCATGGGGAAACGAAGACGATAATTTTTAATTGGGAACCTGAATATACAAAATTTACGTCAATGGCTAGTTGACTTTTATCTGCTTTTGAATATAATAGTAGCAGTAGAGACTTTTGCATCAGTCTTTATGAATTATAGTAATGTTTATTTTGGAATTTACAGCCTCGATTTTTATATCTGGCTGTTTTTTCTTTTTAAACACTCGAACAATCCATGTAATAAGACGAGCAAATATCTTCATTTTGTCACCCCCTAAACGCAAACAAATTTAAAGTCTGCCCGTTGGGGATGTTTTCATAAAGACTTGTCCCTACTGCCAATTTAATTATATGGTTTTGATTTTTATTTTCCAATGAGTATAATAGTAGCATGGCCCAAAAGACGGGCTATTGCTTATAGTTTAATAAATACAATAACAACCGTGTTCTCAGCACGGCTTGATTTTTTTATTTTTGGTGAATATAATAGTAGCGTAACTCAGTTACGGGTTTATAACTATTGTATAATAATAATTACAACCGTATTGTCAGTACGGCTTGATTTTTTTATTGTTTGAGAATATAATAATAGCGTGACTCGTTTAACGGGTTTATAAATCAGTTAATTATGAATATATAAACAACCGTGTTACTAGCACGGTTGCTTAATTTTTTTAAAATATCAGTCGAAAGATTGAATATTTGTAAAATCGTTAAAACAATACCTAGTATTGGAATAACCTTTTTAAGCATATTTATCACCTCTTTCTTACCTTAAGAAAAGGTAAATGAAGCAATAAACCCGCGCCACGAATCACGCTAATCAAATTATATATTTTTATCTTAAATTTTCAATCAAAAATCTTCTTTACATGAATCCATTAGTCTTTCTAAACTCTCTCTTGCTCTTTCTCTTAATTTATTTGAATGTTCTTTAATCATTACCAAATCGCCAACAGCTTCACTGTATTCTTGATGGTTAAAGTTGTTAATACAACTGTCAATATCTTTCTCTAAAAAATATGAATATGATTCAATAATGCTTAACTCTTTGCAAATTTCAGACATGTTATCATCCTCTTCATCATTTTTGCGTGAATAATCAACTGTTATTTTGCTTTTTGTAGAATCTTTGTACCAACTATATGCTCCGTATAAAGATGTAGCCAGATTGATTACATCCAATATTATCCTTGCGTGTTGGCCTGTAACTATATCTAGATAAAGCCAAAATACATTGCATACTGACCAAATGAAAAAACATAAGTACATCTTACGAATATTCAGCAGTGTACCTATAACATTAACTATCGAAAATACCCAACATATCCAATCAACCATATAAATCACCTCCATTTAAGAATTAAAAACGACAAAAAAGCCGCCTTTATCGTAAGATTATACAAAATACTCTTTACTTCGTCAACAAAATATGTAAAAATATAACTACGATTTTCGATTATTTGGAGTTGATTGATATGAAAACATTACTTGGGTTTAGAAATATGAAACAAATTGATTATGAAATTTCTAAAATAAATATTGCACTGGCTATTTCTCAATCAGAGATAAATGATGTTGCTTCTGCCACTGTTTCAAAACCATCTTTGTCAGAAATCCACTCCCAAAAAAAACATCAAGACTCTACTTTCGTAAATTTCGTTGATGATGTTAAAAATATTCGAGAACATCAAGAAGTATTAAAACAACGTCTTGAATCTATTAAATCTATTAAGAATGCTATTATAAGTTCAATAAATTCCAATCCTGATTCTGATTTGTCAAAAATATTTGAAGCTTATTTTGTAAACAATGAAAAGGTAGATAAAATTGCTAGTGATATGTCTATTTCATCTCCTTATGTTTATAAGCAAATAAATAAATTTTATGATTCTATTAATACGCTTGCAAAACCTGTGCATTGAAAATTTTAATTGAGATTATATAATTAGGTTAGCGTGGCTTGAGAGTGCGGGTTCATCTCTTTATTCGACTTGTTAGTCGGGATCGAGGTGATGAAAAATGTTCGACGATAAATTGAAAATATTGCAACTTATATTGCTTATCCTTCAAATAATATTTGCTTTTATGCAGATAAAACAAAAGTTGAACTACCGTACTGAGAATACGGAAGTTCATTACTTAAACACAATTTGATGATGAACCCGTGCTTGGGCTACGCTACTATTATATAAATCAAAAACAAAAAAATCAAATTAAGTGTACATGATTGTCTAAAGCATTTTCAATTTCCTTGGATGTGATTCCTATGTATCTTTGAGTAATAGCTGCTGAACTATGTTGGAGAAGTTTCTGCACTAAAACTATGTTGTAATTGTTATTTTGATAGATTTCAGTAGCAAAGAATTTCCTAAAACTATGAGTACTTATATTCTTGAGCCCGAGATAGTTAATTACTTTACTTACATATGTTTGGATATTCCTAACTTTTATCTTAAATATTTTTTCGTTTTCTTTTATATTATTTTTCATACAATAAATTTGAATATATTGATAGATTGGTAAAGGCACTGTGAAGAATCTTTTTTTTGAGGTTTTCTTTTCTATGATGTCAAGCCTGTATCTATCTCCGTCTTTTACTATGTCGGAAAATTTAAGATTAAGTATATCGCTTATTCTGAGGCCTAGGTTAGCTTCCAGAACAAGGCATGTGGCTATAGTTTCATTTGGCCGGAAAAAAGCCGAACCTGTTTTCATAGTATTTATTATGTTTTCGTATTGTTCTTTTGTAATAGCAAGAGTTTTTTTATTAGCCATTTTTCTCCCTTAAAATTGCGTATTCAATTATATATCATTGCGTATTATAACATATAAATACAGAATAATCAAGAGAATTTTTGAGATTCAAGAAAAAATATTGCGTTAAAGGCCTCTTTAACGCAAAATTTGAAAAAATAAATTTTATTTTATAAAATATCTTTAGCGTAGTTCGTGGCGCGGGTTTGTTACTTCATGCCGTTTTTCTTAAACGGGGAATGAGGTGATAAATATGCTTAAAAAG